GGGAATCCTGGTTCTGATGGAGCGTATGATGCACTTAAAGCAAAATCAGCATATGAAGCACTTGTTACAAACGATGCGGCATCAGTAATGTAGTAAAGTGTATTAACATCTGCGGAAGCACTTATAGCATTATATTCAGCTTGAGTTAAAGTAATTATATGCTCGGCTTTTGCAGTTGATGAGTAAACATCTGTAATGTTATCAATTACTGAACCACTGAATGAACCAGATAATCTTAAATAAGATCCTGTTACAGATAAATCACCTGTAATTGATGGATTACCTGTATAAGGGAACGGATCAGTACCACCTTGAACATATGAAGCAGTTACTGCAAAAGATGAACTAATTGCATTATCTGCGTTTAAAGCGTGAGACGCTGATGTTGCTGTATCAGCATTGCCTTGTAAAGCACCAATAAATGTAGGTGCTGTAATATCATTTAGTGAATCAATAGATCCTGTTACAATGATATCACCACCAGCAGATGTAATGGTAACATCACCACTACCAAGGGTTCCTAAATCAAGTTGTGAACTAACAGCAACTACGGTTTGTGTAATAACACCACCATTGGCTCTAATAACAGCTGAAGCAGTAACTCCACCAGTAACATCAAGGTCTGCAGTCATAGACACTGTAGAACCATCATCTGAAATTGAAGAATCATTTAAGTGGTGGCCACCATCTCCTTTTGGAATTCTATTATTTGTTAAGTATGTAGGTGATCCTTTAGTATTATATTCTGGACCAAATAATGCTACACCAAAGTTATCTGGGTCGCCTGAACTTGTGTATTCATAGAACCAATCATTGGTTTGTGAATCAAAGTTAAATGATGCTGTGTAATTTACAGGGGTTGCTGAACCACTATCTTCTATAGCAATTCCAGCATATCTTGTAGCGTTTGAAGTATTTAAAATAATATAAGCATCTCCAATAATAGTTGCTGAACCCGTTATAGTTTGTAAGAAACCAATACTTGCAGACTGGAATGTAGCATTAGAGGCTGAAATACTAGTAATGTTTAGATTAGTAGTACTTGGTAAGAATGAAGCTGTATCTGCAAAAATTGCGTGAGATGAGCTTATAGCATTATCAGCATTAGCTGCGTGTGATGCTGAAGTTGCCCCAAAAGCGAAATCCGCAAAATCAGCATATTCACTTGATGAAGCAAAAATAGCATATGATGCTGACGTGGCTATACTTGCTGAAGTCGCGTTTACTACGTTATTTACTGTAACTGCTTCTGTAGTACCATCACCTTGTGTGAAAGTAATAGTAGCGTCGTTAACTGACGAGCTTAAATAAAATGAACCTGTATTAATTGGGTCAACATTAAGAGCATAAGAAGCAGTAGTAGCAAATGAAGCACTAATAGAACTATCAGCATTTACAGCATGTGAAGCACTAGTAGCTGTTAAAGAACTATCAGCGATTATTGCGTGAGATGCTGAAGTTGCTGTAGCAGCTGTAGTAGCATATGATGCTGAAGTCGCGTTAGATACGTTATTTACTGTAATATCAAACGTGGACGCATCGGCTTTAGTGAATGTGACAGTAGCATCGCTTATAGACGCAGTAGTAACAAATGAACCAGTATCAATTGGTGTTACATTAAGAGCAAAAGATGCTGTAGTTGCATATGAAGCACTAATAGAACTATCAGCATTTACCGCGTGCGAGGCAGAAGTAGCTGTTGTAGCAGAATTAGCTGTAGAAGCATTACCTGCTTCTGTAGCAAATGAAGCAGTTATTGTTACTGAAGTAATATTATTACCTAAACCATCTGTTAGGATACTACCTGAGATTTGTACTAGATCCTCGTAAGTAGAGGCAATTGTTTGTCCTGTTAAATTTTGTCCCATATTATTTTAATTAGCAAGGTCTAGGTCCTGGGTAAAAAATATCACTACCATATGGCATAAATGGATAGCGTGAATCAGCCATTCTTAAACCGGCTGCCATTGCTCCTCCCATATGGTATGATCTTGTTCTACGATTGAATACAACTGGTGATTTATTGTAACCTGTAGTGTAATCTGGGTATTGTTTCCAGAAAGGTCCATTATCATTCAATTGTGGAAACTGTGATTCATTTTGAATCAAGTAGTTAGTTAAACGCTCACCGTAGTATTCTAATTTATTTTCTACCATTTGGCGTTTACGATTGTACCAAGTACCGTCTGCTTTCTCACTATTTTCACCCCCTGTTGGCTGTAGTAAACCATTGTTACGTGGACGAGTGTAAATTGCATCTAATGATTCCCAATAAGAAGCGTAAATAAGGTAAGGTTGAATAAAATTATCAACCAATGTTTTGTAGTTACCACTTAAGGTATCTGCATCAATTTCATTGAGTATATACTCGTAAAGTGAAGTTCCAGTAAGGCGTTGAAGGTAAATGTCTTGTGCCTCACGAACAGCATTCATCAACAACTTAGAATCTAAGTTATCGTTAATGTCGGTGAACTCACGCAACTTTTCTTCTGAGATTATTAGTGTAGTTGTCATTATATAATTGCTAATTCGTCGTTTTCTACTTGTCTATCAGTTGCTTCAATTTCGGCTTCTAATTCTTTATCTTCACCTGCTTCTGATTCTACTGATGTTACTACATCTACTTCAGTCTCTCCGTCGCTAAACAATCTTAATTGTTGAACACCTACTGAAAATTCACCTGCTGTTGGGAACATTAGGTGTAAGAAGTTTTCAATTTCAGCTAATAGGGTTTGTTGGTAAGGACGAATAACTGTGTTGATAAATAATAGGTAAGCATCTGTTACCTCATCTTTTCCTCCCAATTTACCAGGGGTCATGATACCAAAAATCTCTGGTGAGGTAATTCTGTGTGCTGTTAATATTTTCTCTTTTACCATATCGTTAATTGCGATATAGTAATCATCACTTCCATTACCATTAATAGGAGTAATTACAGGAGCATTCTCTGGAGAATCAACATCCATGTACATTAATTGTCCTGCATTACCTGATCCTTGGTATTGTAAACGAAGCATCGCCTCAATTTCATTACGTTGATCAGGATCAGCATTAGTAAAGGTAGTAATAGCTAAAGATGGTGCTAAACCATTCTTAATATTAGAGATATGGAAATTATCCACCTCTGAATCTAAATCAATTACTCTAAGTGCACCTACATAATCAGGCAAAGGATAGTAACGCTGACCAGGACGGTAAGGGTTATAAACAAAAATTTGTTTTGGTTCTGCGTCTTTTTTCTTAGCATTAAATACTGGCAAATATGGTAAATCTGGAATCACTCCAGTTGAGGCAGCCTGATTGTATAAACCACCAGTTCCACCAAAGCGGTACTTTTCAGCCCACTCATCGCTGATGTAATATCCTGGGATTTTACCGCGTTCGTTCTTTTCTTTAGCGCGTAGCCACGAAAAATCAACGTGGTAAATTTCAGCGACTCTTGAACGGTCTTTTGACCATATTACCTCTAAAGCAAACCCACCATATAATTTATAATCGAGGGATATTTTCTTAAAGATATCATTCCATGATTCTCCCTCATTGTTTGCTTCATCTAGCAAGTGTGATTGGTCACATACTAAACCTTCACCTACGATAGCTTCAACTGTTGCGTGAATAGCGGTATTGTTGATAGCTGAGTTATTAAACAAGTAAATAAGGTACTCAGGAAAGTCATTGTATAGACCATACTGAATGAAGCCCTTCATGGACTTCTCAGTAGGAAACTGACGATCAGATTCTACCTTATTTAGTGTTTGAAATTTAAATTGTTTTTCCATATTATCCTAGGTAAACTTTGTAACGGGCATTCTCATTCGGTGATAAATACTCGGTTATTGGGGTGACGTCGCTGCCCGAAATAAATGCTCTTTCTGCACTGATTTGATCGCCTATTGTTGATGCAGTAGCACTGTCCCAAGTTGTGTTAGTTAATTGCCACTGAGTAAATGTTGTATTCCAAATTAATGGGCCCCCTGGAATGTAATCAAATATCTTAAAATCATATTGACCAGAGGCACTTGGGAGTAAAGATCCGCTAAATTGAGCGATAATCCAAGGAGTAGTTTGAGGATCAGAAATAATTTCTGCCTCAATGCTTCCAGTTACGGTATTGCTATACGATTGGGTATAATCAAGTAAAACTGCACTACCCGTAGTTAATTCATTTGGGTAGAATGCTATAGTATTAATTGCCTCGGATTTGTTTAACTGGAGCATATTGTTGGGGTGTAAACACCAAGATAGGGGTTACGCATAAGCATAACCCCCACTTAGTTGTTGTTTAATTAGGAAATTGTAATTCCTGACATAAGAGCTAACAATTCAGTCTCGTTAGATGCTGAAATGAAAGCTGCTGGATTTGGTTCTCTACCAGTGAAAGTTAAAGTGTAGCCGTTACGATCACCGAACAATGTTCCAGTACCTCCTGCTGAAGTTAACAACTGCATTCCATACTCTTCACCTACGTAAACGTATTTTGAAGTGTTTGTATCGTTGTTAGTCTCAACAATCATACGAATTGTTGGGTTTTGAGCTAATACTTTAATTTGGTTGCGAGTAGAAGTCTGCATTTTGAAGAATACAGCATTTACGTTTTGTTCGTAAACAACTGTTCCGTTTTCTGGAGCTACAGTTACGTTTTCACTGTAATCTGAAGTCTCACGGAATAATTCAAAAGTGTAGAAATTACCTGAACCTGTGATTGAGCCAATCAATCCTTCACTTGCGTCAACGACGTTAGTAACAGAACCAGATAGAATGTAGATTTGCTTGATAGAACCGACGTTATCGCGGCAACCAAGGGTAAATCCTGAAGTTATATCACATGCCATAATTTTCTGGTTTTTGTTTGTTAATTAGTGAATTTGTTTTTAGGGGGCTTATTCAGCCCCCCTCAAACTTGATTGATTTAGGCCTGGTCGTTAGACACCCAGAACTCAGGGTAAGCGATGTTCACACCAAG